TTTGACTGCGTAACGTGTCGGCCAGACTTTCGCCAATTCTGCGGCGGAATAATGCAAGTTTTCCTCAAATCGAGTGAGACTTGTAGACTCAACCCCAACGTTAGCGAGAAACGCCGCAATACGATTTACCGTATTAACATTGTACTTATCACAAGCTGCCTGTATAAAAGGCAACCATACATCGGCGACACCGCTGGTACATGCGGTTCCATTCATAAGAATTTCTTTTGTTATGTTCATAAATATCCTTTATATCATAGCCATAATGTAAAAACTTAATTGAAATGCACTAAAAATATTAACTGAGTTAGCATTAACCGATTCTATTCCATATTCAAACGCTACGCTACTCCCGCCATCAGTTAACCCTGATAATCCTATAATAATTCCTGGAGTAGCCACGAATGCGCTCGGAAAAGTCCACGTCAAACTATTACTTCCATGCGCTGTTCCCTGAATTGTATATTGCGGAGAAATACAATATTGATGTCCTCCGGGGAATTTTTGAAAATATCCGTTGCTATTGCTACCGTTTGCGAAATCATTATTATATTGAGAAAATGGTACTTTACTTGTATCAGATGGATGATAATGATCAATTCTTGCGATTTGATTCGAACCGCCAGGGGAACCGGAGCCATAATCTACTAACGGAATGTTATTTGAAAGTTGGGTCTGATCAACTTTACTAGTATCGCTAGGATGAATATGTCCTCCATCAGCCCATTGACCTGTTTCTCCAGGATCGGCATTTCCGTCCATATTCGGATCGCCGCCGAATCTGCTAGGAACGACAGGTTTATTATTTTGAACAAAAGCGGTTGTCGCAATTCTAGTTGAATTATCGCCGGTTCCCATTGTTGCGGCATGACTTATTAACGCTGAATACCATGTACCGCCATCTGAATAATACACACGCTCTTCGCCTGATACCATAGTTTGAAATGTCGTATTGCTAATGCCAGGATAAACGATTGAAGCGATAGCAACATTAATGACTACCGATCCGGTTCCATTAAAAATAAATCTAATTGTTCCGCCGGGAACTAAATTAACATTAGGTAATGTTATAGTATAATTACCTGTAGCTAAAATACATAAACTACCAATATGCTGTTGACCTAAAACGGTGTTGTTATTAAAAACATAAACTCCATTTGCATTCCCGGTAAATTGCTTTACAAATGAAGTTGTGGCGATGCGTTGTGAATTATCAGAAAACGGCGGCTGACTTGTCAAGGTTTTTGAAATTTGCAATAAAGAAGTTCCGTCGATTGCAGCATATAAATTATTAGATGGCAATGCGGTTAATTGCAATGAATCTCCAGGTTGTAAAAGAAAAATTGTTATATTTCCGGATTCAGAAGAAATAACGTCTGCCCCTTGCGTCACAATGTTTATTGCGCCCGATCCGTTATTATTAAACCATAAAAATTGATTTGCTATTAACGAACTTTTTACCGGTAGAGTTATTGTTCCTGTAGAGCCAGTCCATATTATTGTGTTACCGCCCGCAATAGCTGTCAATATAGTTGATGATGATAGTGTTATATTACCATCAGATCTCCCATACGAAGTCGCGGCTAAGATCCAAGATGAAAAAGAGCCATTAATACTGCCGCGATTAGCCGTAATGCCGGTTCGTGAAACGTATCTTTGAATTGAATAATTGACCGAATTAAACGACCATTGCATAGTTTCAATCATGCCCGCTTGCGCAGTAGATCCTAACGCAATTGGAATGTTAGCACAAGCTGCTGCGATAGCATCACTAGCAATTTCAAATGTCCCTAACGGCAAGGAATTTAGATTTGTCGCCGTTGTAATTAACGATGATGACGCGCCAATTGCTCCACCTGAAGGCATAGGAATAGCGGCGTTAATTGCGGTGATTGAGTAATCGAATTCCCAATTAACGGAATTAACTAACGGATCGGAAATGTTTGCAGCAATTAACGATCTGAATGGTAACCACGTCCCCGCATTATTTTGCCGAACGACTTTATCATTAATTCCATAACCTCCAGGCATCGAGGCATACCAAATGCAATAACCGTGTTGCTGTAAAAAAGATATATTATCGGTAGTGACATAAAATAAATAATTTTGAATAGTTCTCTCTACTGGTTTCGCATTTGGATTCCCGGTATTAAGAGGTAATTCATAATCAGTAGTATATCCTTCTTCGAAGCTGACAAAATTCTGCGGCGATAATTGAGGCGGTACAGTTTTATCACCATCGATAGAAAATGCTGTAGGAATAAGATCTGGCATTTTATGACTCCTGAATTACGGCATATTTAATGCCCGTACATGTTGGAATTATACCATATAGGGGAGTGTTAAGTAATGTAATAAACTGATCCGATAGTCCCAGCTCTGCCCCTACCCTATATTCCATATAATACGGAGTCGTTACCGGGGCGACATTCGCCGATGCTACTATAGTGCTATCTGCTAAATAAAAATAATTTTTAGAGGTATAATCCCAGTCTTCGCCTTTATTAAAAATGTATTTTAGCATACGATTGATGTATTGTATTCTACCGTTGGAAACTAAACTAGCATAACGTAATTGCAAAACTTGTATAACTTCCACTAAATTAATTATAGTTGTATCGCCGCCGCCGTAAAAATTACCGCCAATATTAAAAGGAACTTCTGCCGCCGGTTCAGGATTACTATTTACTACATCATTCCATTCATTTAGAGCGAAGGTGCTAATGCCTGTTGTAGCAAAATTTTCCCTGTTAATTCCGTAGGCCCACGCATTATCTACTGGATATAAACCGAATAATTTAGACGGGACACCCAAAATAATACTCCACACTGCTATCCCAAATATTCCGCATGTCTGTAGATTAAAAATATCAGTATAAAAATTTTCCCAAAATTGAGTTTGATTTATAGCGTACCAATTAGCCTTAGCCTGAATTAGCGCTGGGAGTCTAACGGCATTATTTTGCATCCATTTTAAAACCTGCGTTTGGTCTGTATTATATGGTGTTATCATGATAATAATACCTGAATATTACCGACTTTAATTGTCGCTTCTTGATATGGGAGCATAGAAAAATATTGAACAAATCCAGTAGGCCATGCCGGCGGCGGAGATCCTGAGGCTAAAACGCAAATGGTACATTCAGAAATGATTATTCCCGGCAATGTAGTAATAACGGCACTGGAAAGTAAAAAGCCAGAAATATCTACGCCAGTTCCTAAACCGTCTTGGCCGTCAATAAGTCCCGCTGCGTAATTCATAATAGCATTTTGAATTGAAATTTCAGATGCAGCGCTAGTACCTTGTTTTGCCGTTATATGTACATAACAATCGAATTCGATAGGCGTCGTATATTTTACGTAATAAGGTAAATTACTTTCTGGATCTATAACTTGCACACCAAGCGGCGGACTAACGGGATTTCCCTCGCCAGGAGCGCCATAATCCCATGGGCAACCTGAGCCATGAGCTGCGAATAGAGCTGCGGCAATGTCATTCGGTATCGCGGTGCCTGATACACACGCATACATGGCGCTTGGTAGAGTGAAATTTATTCCGTTAACGAGTCCAGCCGCGCCCGTATTATTTTCAATCGCTATCGAACTAGTAACATTATCGACGGCCAATAAATTTGCGTTAATTGCCCCTAAAGATCCAAGCCCCTGGACAAACAACATCTGATTTCTACGGCTTCGTAATTGTGCATCAGTTAATTGTAATGTCCCTAAAATGACCGTGGAATCAGACGATACAGAAGCACTACCCCAGCCTATTACACCATCTACGATCGTTAACGTTTCGACTGGAAGAGGGATCGGGCCTGACTGTTGAGATTGTATTTGTGCGCCAATTGTAGATGATGCCGGAATAATAGTATCCGCCACTAATACGAAATAATCGCCCGCCGTCGTCTGAACACGATTTCCTGCGGGTATCGTTATTTGTATTGTCCCACTATTAACGAGTTGAATGTTATTGCCAATGGTTGATTTATTAATCGACGGTATAATGCCCAATAAGGCACACGTGGATGCTAGAAATACGCCATATGCTTGATCTGGATTTAGCGTATTAGCCATATCAGCATTATTTTTCATTACGCTTGTACGCGACACCGTTTCATTTTGTATTAATGTTCCCTGTGGCGTACTTGCGTCAACGTCTAGAGTCGTACCGAAAATGGCTTGCCATTCGGATTGCACATCAGTTAATAAATCTTGAGTATTTGCCGTTACTGTTCCTGTATCGACATTTAAAGTATAATTTGCAGCCATTATTAAGCCTCCATTCCGCCAGCCGTTCTACCGGAGCCGTTATTTTGTTGTTCGTGACCATGAGAAGCGACATTAATACTATCGACCGTAGTCGTTGCGGGTAAGATGCAAACTTCCGATCCACTTCCTCCCGTTGCGTTAAATCCACCATTTACCGAAGACATCCCGGTAACGGTTAAATCCCCATCAACTAATACATTTTGCGAAAATTCCGCCAATGCCGTTCTAACTAAAACTTTTGTTGGCGCGGCAATAATAATATTATCATTTTGAATGGAAAGTTTAACCGTTCCAGATGTATTTTGAATTACTAATGCTCCCGAATCTTCAGAAGCTAAAGTAAATTTTCGAAACGCATCTGGAATAAAAATTCCATCGGCAAATTGATGCGCTCTACCAGAATTAGGCGCAGCATCGGATAATGATTGTTTGAATAATGATAGATCTCGATCTCCCGCAAATAACCAACCAAGATCGCCAACATTGACTGGGAAATTAATCAAATAACCACCCGCTCCAATAGAAAGTATATTTATTTTTTCAAGACTTTGCCGCGATAAAGTGGAATTATCCATTTTTACTAAGTAAATCATCGGCTGTAAATCTACGGTGCCACCGTCGCGATCAACGCTTAATACTCTACAAGGGATAAGATTGTCATCGTCATACCTATGCTGTTCTAATGTATAATTTAATGCAGCGGTAATCGAATTTTTATCCGTTAAATTCGCATTAGTAATTTGTTCAGACATGGATTATCCTATTTTTGAGGATGTTTAATGGCGTAATCGGCGCTATAAGCCTCGCTAACACCTTGTGCGACTAACGCATCAAATAGAATATAAGCATCTTCTAGAGAGTAATATTGTTCAAATTTCTCTAATGTCCCATATCCATTATGGATTAATTGGGCGATCATAGGTTCTATGTGCGGAGAAAAAACATGTTTAGCATCAGACGCAAATTTTGCTGGAGTTTTAATCATTTTAAAATCTGATATAAAACTAAAACTATAATCAGAAATATATTTTATCAAACCTCTTAAAACT